TTTCGATTGATATTGGTCTTTTCAGAACGTGTCCAAAAGCCATAGGGCTAAACACGCAACCTTGTGCGTCTGTCACTACAGAGTCAGCACCGATTGATGTTGATTGGAACACTTTAACGTTGTATAATCTACCCATAAAAGCAGATGAACTCAATAAAGAGTTTCCAACATTAGATAAAGCAGTTGCTCCACCTGATGCGAAACCAGATTGAGTTAATACTTTAGCAACGTGGTATGCTTGACCTGGGTGTAATACACACATATAGTCACCATCTGCGTCAGTTGGTGCGTTCTGTGCTCTTAATTTATATACAGCCTGAAGGATTAAGTCAGGTGTAATTTCAGTTGCGTTGTCACCAACATCTTGAGTGATGTTTGCTTCTGTGAATAAACCGAACGCATCAACGTCGATTTTTTCCGCAATAGCATTTCCCAAGATCACGCCAACATCAGATGCCATATTTCTCGCTGTTGAAGAAGCAAGTAAGTCTGTAACATCTAATCTAGCCGCGATGTTTGCCGCTGATATATTAACGTTTGTTAGTGCTGAAGTGTTTGCTCCCGCTACATCTGTAGAACCGTCAGTCACTGCCCCAGCAGAGATTGAAGGATAAACGGGAATTTGTGCTGTCAAACCAGGTGTTCCTGATAAGTCATACACGGTGAATAAGCCACCCGCGATAGATTTTTCTTGCGCGGTAAAGATGGCCTCATTTAGGACATTGGTTAATAAACTTGAGTCCGTTGATTCAAATACAGTTGCGACTGCCATTTGTATCTCCTTTGTTTTTTACTTGTTAATAATATGACCTATATGGGATTGGCTCCAGGTAAAATCTGGTGCCTCATCTTCTTATAGATCGCTCTATCCTCTGCTTTGTTAAGGTCGAGTTTAGATATATCAACTTGTTTTGCTCCTTCGGGAGATGTGTTCGATTTACTGCCTGATCCGGATGGACCCGCCGATACGAAGTGCGGATTAGCATTGAGCCAATCTTTTACTGCGGACTCGACATCCAAGGGACTTCCGGCTTCCGTGTATTTCGTCTGTCCTGTTTTAGGATCAACGACTTCTACTTGACCGGTCTCTGACATCTTGACTTGATCTCTTACCAGTTTTACAACTTGGTCTGGATTGATCGCTCTATGTTTGCTCGCCGCATTCAATAAAGCACCATCAACCTTGATCTTGGTCAATTCGTCAGTGAGCGTAGATATCTTCTGGCTGGCCTTTTCCGCCTGTTCCTTAAGAATCTTCTCAAACTCACCTTTCCTCTTTTGCTCTTCAAGTTTAATCTGTTCTTCCTTTTCTAGCAAAGATTTATAGTGCTCAACATCTACTCCGGTGTATTTCTTTAACACGCTCTCCTCGCCTCTTAATCGAGCCGACTTCATCGCGTTGTCGAATTGTTCCTTTGTATAAACTGGTTGATTGTCAGTTCCCTGCTTGTCGTTTTTTTGCGAGTCTTCCTTTACAGCCGCAGTCGCCTGTTCAGTATTGACTTCCGATGTTATTTCTTCACTCATCGCTGTGGTCCTCCTTGTTATTTTAGGTGATTAGGATTGCTCACTATGATTATTTAGTAGAAATTAATAGAACATACTATTATTAGGGTCAATACGCCAAGACCGATAATAAGAAGTTCTTCGTAACTTGGATTGGGCATCTTTTAATTTATTTAGGTCCTGGATGAATATCAGCGGTGCTTTCTGGAAACTGAAACTCACACCCCGATGGAGTCCATCGTTGTCCGGATGATCATACATTATGGCGAACTGGTTATTTTTTTTATGTGATTGCTCACAGACTTTTGCGAGTTGTTGTTCGGTTATCGGATACTGAATATAGATGATGATAATGTCCAAAGCAAAGATGTTAAAGATAGAACAACAATGATTAACTTGATCCACAAGGCTAGATTTTCCAGGCACAACCTGGATTGCTTTTGCCTTAACACTTGCTTCCGCAAAAGGGCAGATTGCTTTTCCAACCTTGCGATCTGTTTTACTAACTTTTTCTCTAATCCAGTCATAGACATCTTTACTACTGACCTTGCTTCCGGTCATCTAACACTATTTCCTTCTTCCTGATTTTTTCTTCTTGCCCATCACAGGTGCTCTTCTTCCTGATGATTTAGGGGCTCTTCTTCCTGACTTTTTAGCCATTCTTCTACCTCCCATTTTGTTGGTTAATAATGATGTTGTCTGTGTGCTGATTACCATTGATAGGTTCCTTTCCTTCATTCATCGAAGGCGCATATAATTCTAATAGTTCTATGCCTCGAGCGTGGGCGACTTTCTTTAATTGTATCAGTGCCTTCCTGGCCCTCGCGGCATATCGACCTGATGGTTTTTCCATAAGTTTATTGAAGTTTTTGTGATATTCTTCAAATAGAATATAGAGTTGTTTGTGTCTTGCTGTATCTACTCCGGGTCTGTATATTCTTGCTGTGGTCATTTTATAATCCTACGAATCCTGGATTCATATCATAGGTTATTTGTTCATCTAATATTTCTCTAAAATTGTGTTCTCGGTCTAGGAATTTGTAATCTATCTTTTCTGGATCAAACTGACTTAACCATAATAGAATAGTTCGAATACTAAAATCTTTACAAGAATATACATCTAATTGTATCACAGGATAGTGTGATTCCGTCCAACTATGGAATGTTATGCTTGATGTTTCTATGATCACCGTGCCTGACCAACCTACATTGTTTTCTACCGGACACCAAGCCGTCATCGGCCCTGCCAGGATCTTCATATCGATGTGCCGAACTAGACTTTCTAATTCTGACTTTAGGTCAAAATCTTTTAGGGGTGGCGAATTAACTTCGGCCCTAACCAGCAGGTGTTTGTGTTGTAGATGCGGCGTCATTGTTGGTCTCTAATAATTGTTGTTTAGCCGCTGTGATGTCTGCCTGGCTAATTTCCGGATGTCTTTGTAATATATCTTGGTCCGTGTAACCTTCCATTATCATCTCTTGTATGTGTGCCGGTCGGTTGGCCGCTGTGGTCACTGGATGATCCATCTCCTGATCCATAATTTCTTTAAGATCGTCTTCATCATTGACTAATGTTTCTAAAATCTTGTTGTCTATAACTTGTTTTACTTTAGGATCCGCTGGGTTAGTGTCTGATGCCTTCTTGAGTAGATCCATTTCAAAGTTTCTATCTCTGACATTGAATACTGATGGATATTTTATTTCTCCGTCCCAGGCTAAACCTAACCATTTTGCGAATAGTCTGAATACCTGTTCCTCACCTAGTTCTAGATTTTTGCTTTTCTCGATAAGTTTTGTGTCAAGTTGAAGCATCTCGGTTTGTAGTGCTATGCCACTCATAGATCTTGATTCTATCGCTCTGACCGATCCCATATGAGCCATCCTATCAATGGCTTGAACCCTGTTAGCGATCGAGTTTAGGATCATATCAATGGACTGACCCGATGGTTGTAAAAGACTTGGTCTTAAACCCGGATCTAGATCGTTGGTCATATTGATGATAGCACCCGCTCCTGCGTTGGCTTCTGTGTCTATAGTTTTTACCAATGAAGGATGCCCTGATAATCTTATAGTTTGCTCAATCTCTGATAACTCATTGTAGATAGCATTTTGCATATCCGCAATATCTCCGATATCCGATACACCAATACCTCTAACTGGTGATCGTTGGGCATATACGAATACTGCTGGAATCACACCTAATGGATTATCCATTTCTTCTACTACCTCTGTCACTTTTTTTGCGTTGGGTGTGTATTTTTCTACATATATTTTTTCTTTTGTGAATGTTCTGATGTAGTATTGTGTTTCTAATCCGAATGCCCTCTGTTCTCTCTCAAATAATCTCAAGAATGAAAGATCATAGTAGCCTGATGGTAATCTTTTGTATTCCCAGTCTAGGATGTTCTCTGGGGTAAAAAGTGATGCGTAAGGGCGTATGCCTTGTTCTAGTTCATTGGCCCTGGTTCCTAGATTGACCGATGGTTTGTCAAGTAAGATCAAACAATGACCATAGATCGAAGATTGGATATTGACATCTCTCATAAAAGAATCCCAACTTCTACCTTCTAGGTCAGCATCTTTTAGGAATTGTTCTACCTCTGGTGCCGTTTCTATGTTTCCAAAATATCTTTTAGGTGAATTCCTGAATAGGAATGAATTGTATATGTGTATGATTGATTTACAATGATTATCTAATGGAGTTGTCGCTATACGCTGTAGGTATTCGTTGTTGTTCTCCATCACATACTTGGTTAGGTAATTTCCTAATCGGTATTGTGCCCCACCGCTGTAGGAACGCTGTAGGAACTGCCAACGATGATAATACACGCCGTATTCTTCGTGTAATGGAACTCCCTGTAGGACTGGACCTCCCGTCCTTGGATCTGTGTTGATTAGATTAGAATCTGCCATAGTCGTTGCCCGTCCTTAAATTGAATCTTTGTTGTGGTTGTGGATCATATGATTTTGTGATCGGATATAGATATGATATTTTGTATGATAAAGCATCTGTCAAATGGTCCCATCCTTCGTTCTTTGTAGGAATGCTCGTGCCTTCCTTATAAGTGTGTTTTGCTAAACTATTTATAAGGTTCTTACATTTAGGTGAAATGAATACGCCTCTGTGTTTGTCAGCATTACAGAATTTACTATTGGTTGAATTTATCCTATCCCTTATGCTCATATGTTTGCTGGGCATCTTAAGGACGAATCCGGCGTTCTGAAGAATTGAAGCATCGGTCCTTCGAGCGGCCGAAGTTCGTCTCTGCCTAGCGGCAGGATCCGGATAGGCTATAATTTTTTTACCTGGATATCTTGTGTGTATTTCATCTACTAACTCATCGGTATTAGATGACCATATCTGTATTTCGTCAAATACATAGATAATATTGTCTTTTATATAACTTACCGTGGCTGTCATAGGATCCAAGTTGAAGTCAATCCCAATATGGTATGTGTGAATGTCATCTGGAATATCTATGTGTTTAACACTATCAGTCATACTGAAACCCGTCCATACTATACCAGAATAAACTTCCCAGGTCGCTTCGTATTCTTGTCTAAATGTGGGTGCGTCTAGATCACGCCTAGCCCATTCTATTTCTTCTTGTGAAACCCATCCGCCTTGTAGAGTGGTGAATTGCCAACTTTTCCAACTATCATTGGTTACATCTTGTCCTTGTTGATATAGATCATAGAACCAGTTCATTCCTTTAGGTGTGCCAAAGAATAATGCTTTACCTCCGGTGTCTGATAGGGTGGGCCTTAATACTTCATTCCAAGCACTGGGATCTATATCAGCACACTCATCCATAATCAATAAGTTTAAGCCAATCCCCCTTAATGATTGGGGATTATCTGCTCCTCTTAAACAGATACGGCTATTATTCTTTAGATATAATGTTAGTTCTGCTTCATTGATTTTTCTAACCCATCTTAAATCTGTTAGTATATTTTTTATAGTGACCCAAGCGATTTGCTTACTCATCCTGTAGGACGGGCTCACATAGAAACAGAGTTGATTGGGGATACGAGCGTGATAGGCTAATTGGTGTAGTGCTAGATGAGTTTTTCCAAATCTTCTTCCGGTCACAAGCACGCGGAATCTATGATCGTCATCGGCCACGATTTGTTGTTTCTCTGATAATTTCATTCAGTAATAATTATTGACGATGTATGAATAACGGTTGGTTATTCGGTTGGCCAAGGTAAAGGTTGGTTGTTGTCTGTGTCTTCTGAATTTTCTTTCTGGTCAAGATAAACTTTTCCTAGGAATATCAACATACGCACATCACCATCCATTACCGCTTTCTCATACTGCTTTCTACGCAGACCTTTCTTTCCTTCCGATCGGCCTTTTTCTATAATGTCCAAATATCTTTTTTTTAGATCCGCCACCGTTGTGTCCATTATCATTGCGATCTCTTCATAGGAACACATAATCATCGCTAATTTTTCAATCAGCGTGATATCCAGTTTTGTTTTCTTTTTTTGTATCTTTGCCATTATAGTAATTTTTCCTCAACTTTAACTCTGAAACTTCTTGCGTCTGTGTCACCTTGTGATGTCACGATCGTGGTCTTGATGGTGTAGATGTTACCGGCTGTGCCACCTTCTAATCGAATATTGACCAGCACCCCACCTGTCACATAGACATCAGTGGCCTCGTTGGTCGGGAACGCCAACGGTGCTGAATCTCCCGATACGGTTGATATTGTAGTTGAAGCACTGGTGATGGAATCTCCAGTATTCAAATATTCTGTAAAATCTAATCCGTATTGGATGTTGCTGTCTGGATCTTTGCTAATGTATAGCGAAGTGTTATCCCGTTTATAGCCAGTTAGGTTAGCCATTATGCTTCTGCCCTCGTTCTAGGAATGCTGTATCTGTTTTTAAATGGTGGTCTCACGATAGTTAAATTCCTTGTTTCTTGTGGGACAAGATAAGTTCTTGTCTCATCGTTGATAATATTTACTCTTTTTTCCTGATCTATTATAGTTTGTCTATTTTCTTTTGCTATGACGGCGATCCTTGTTTCTTTTTCTATGGTGTAAATGTTGTAAGGATCCGCACTGAAGAATAATCTTGATGTGGCCAATTCGGCGGCAAATGCCAACATATCACTGAAGCCGGCTGGTTTAAATGTGGGTGCGATATCAAAATCTGTGACTTCTGATTGTAGATTTAATTGGTATGGACCCGGTCTATGCGTTGGAGTGACGGCGAAAGTGAATGCTGTGCTGATATCGGCAAATGTGTCTGTGATGGCCGATGCTGTCATTACAGGAGTGAATGCTCCTGTGATTGCTATTGGTGTATCTCCAGTGTCATAGATTATACTTGCTGTTAATGATGGTGCGAATGCTGAATCAATTGCTAAAGAAACATCAATAACGCCTTGTGCTGTAAATTCAGTTGTGAAAGCGGCTGTTAGATCGGCTCGACCTGGCTCTTCTAATGCTGAATTTTCTGTAAAAGTAAAATTACCTGTGACCGAAAGAGCCGAACCTATCTTGAAACTAGGTGTTTCTGTGGTGTTGAAGAAAGCGGCTATACCATATGGTCTGTCCCAAGTATCAAGATCCCAACCATCCCAGGTTTCTATGTCTTCACCCCAAATGCTGTCATCCCAATCATCCCATACTAACCTAGAATCCCACTTATAATCATTTTGTAAGGCCAATTCCGCAATCGTGTCCCAAGAATATTCTTTAGCGATATCATAGATCATATTTCCAATTAAATCAGTTGAAATTGCTGATTGTATTGGACTGGTGCCTATGCTGGGTTTAAATGTAGGTGTGATGCTGGAACTGACTACTGATGTAAGTGTTAAAGGATCTAATCTTACTAGATTATCTACTGATGCTAAAAGTTCAACATTTGTTAATAATGATTTTGTGAAACCTAACTTGAAACTTGGAGCGATTGTGAATGTAGATGATGATGTTGAATCACTTTCCGCAAACTTGGTAACATTAGCAGTGGCCAACATCGTGCTAGAAGAATTGATTGTGGATGAGCCATAGAATCTAAATCCTCCTATAGCAGAAATAGTTGCGGTTACGGTATTGAACAAAAGGCTATCACCATCTAACCCATCAATTATGATGTTATCTGCTTCCCAAGACCATTGAAGACTGCCGGCTGGACCTGTGTTTCCTTGTAGATATCCAGATGGTATGATATCTAATGTTACGGCGTGTAGGCCATTGCTGTTGCTGTTGCTGGTATTGATCTGTGCTGATAATGTTGAATCTGTTGTGTTGATAACATTCTGATTAGCAGTTAGGGTTGTGATGTCCGATCCTGTCTGATATATGGTTCCTATGCTATAAACAGCCGAAGTGAAATATGAATAATTTTGTGTGCCATAAGTGCCCGAATAGGTGATGTTGTAATTGACCCCAAGACCCCCACTATTACTGGTTAAAGGTATTTTCGGAGCAAATTTATATCTGGCTATACACCTAGTGGCTGGAATATTATAGACCGAATCTGCCTTTCGATAATCTGCGGCAAATTTCCAAGTTATGGTTTTAGAATTAGGTGTTGAGTTAGTTAATCCAACTCTCCATCTACCGGATGTTGATACCCAATCTCGGCCACTACCTGATTGTTCAGTGACTATTGGTGATACAACTGGATCTGTTGTTGATTCCTCAACTCTCCTGATTACCGTTTGCCGAGTCATCGGTTAGACTCCTTGTTGTTATGCTAACGATATGGACAGGTTGCCCGAACTCACAGTAAATTGATCTCCGGATGATACCGTTTTGCTGGTTGTTAAAGTTCCATAGAACAAAACATTCCCGCCAGTAATGTCATCCATTAATGCTATGTGTGTGACTACATTTCCAGTTCCGCCATCACTATCGTAATCCGCAGTTGCTACTGGAAAAGAAACCGTTCCGCTGGAAGTTATTGTGCCTGTGGTGTTACCACCTGGTGTTCCTGCCGCTGTGAAAGCAATTGTTTGTCTAGCATATGAACCATTGCTGATTTCATAGTAGCCCCAGTTGCTGGTGCCTGTGGTTGATGATGTGCCTGACTCTAATGCCGCTGATGCTCCTGATCCTGAATCTGCGAACAGAGCGACATACACCGTTGTTGGTGCTGTGTAAGGTGCTGTGCTATACCTTAAGGTATGATCCAACAACTTATCCTCTAAAAAATTCGACGCCGCTGACATATTTTTTTCTCCTTGTTTGTAATATTACACAACTATTTATATGATGTTATGAATCTCTTAAACCAACTATTTCCGTTGGGTCTGTCCATTCACCGTCAATCTGTTGTTCAATCTTGAAAGCATAATTCAAATATTCCGCTCCAACCTGCGACCAGACCCAATCTTGTAATTGTGCCTTGGTGTCAAACTCGTGTGTGGATTCTGTTGATCCATCGTTCCAAATTATTCTATACATTAGTAGGTATCTCCTGTTCCCGCACCTTCTTGATATATTGTTATACTTCCACCGTTGCTGGCTGTTGCTAAAGTCGCACCTGTTCCATTACTTCTACCTATAACTCCACCACCTGATCCAGTGTAAAAATAAAGATCGGGTGCGGCCGCTCCACCATCGGTGCCGTCGGTGCCTCCATCAACGAAACCGTCCGTGTTGGATGCGTTGTAGTAGTAGTCTCTAACCGCTGAACTGGAGAAATCTATGAATGTGTCATAATACCAAACAGGTCCTATGTCAAAATCAGCACCCGCCTCAAACGATGCGGTGTAATTTGTGTTGTTGGCTTGGTGATTATATTTCAATGGAAAGTATTTAAATGTGTCTTGGTTCATCGACGTGGCACTGGTGCCGGTTCCAAGGAAACTAGCAACATCAACACCATCCACATACATCAATCTCTCTGAAGCGTTGCCAAGGCTGTGGCTGACCATTACACAATGCCAACTGCCATCCAAGAAACCACTCTGGTAATCACCGCTGGTCTCATAAGGTCCCCCCACCTTGTCTGACCTGATCAACGGATTATAACTCTGATTGTAGATGTTGGCCTGTATGTGGTTGGCCCCTATCTGTAGATTCGAACCGTTGTTGCTATTGGGACTGGTGCCCTTGTAGATCTGTAATGCCATAGTGTATGGTGAATCCAATGATGCTGTGCCGTTGGCCCTTATCCAGGCCACTATTGATATCTTGTTTGCGGCCGTGAATGGCCCCGTTGTATGGCTCATTATGTAAGTTGCTTTGTTGCTGGTATTGACGGCGGCACCATCTCTGAAAGTGTAAGATTCTATGGCCGGCCCAGCCGCGGCTGGCGCTTTGTGTGTGAATACTGATTTACTAAAGCCTAAAGGCATTCCTGTCTCCTATGCGTATGCTTGAGCAATGTTGCCCAAATAGTTTGTGCCGTCATTGAATATAGTAATTACATCAATTCCTGCGGCAGTAGTAGTTAATGTGGGTGCTCCTCCCGGAAACTTGACTGCTGTGGATCCGTCTGTGCCAAATGTTGCTGTCCTTGATCCTGTGCCATCTTGAGTGATGATGATCGTGGTGCTCTGACCAGTGCCAAGATTAGATACAACGAAACCGGTGTTAGTGCCTAATGTGACGGTATGAACTGGTGCCAATGAACAATCTACCGTGATAGTCGAACTTGAAGTCAAACTATTGATACTTTCTCTGTATCTTTCTAATGTGCCTACCCTTGATTTTGCTGTGTCTGTGGTTGTGAATAACAGATAATCGGCTGATGAATTGTCGTTGTAGAAAGCATATTGGTTAGTGCCTTGGAAATTATTGCCCACATAATAACCATATTCATTGGTTACTCCAAATGTGGCTTGGTTACCACCTGTTAGCCATCCCGATGCCGAATAGTGATAATGATCATTGATGTCAATGGTGTCACCCGATGAAGCAAACACCTGTCCAAAAGATCGATAATTATACACATCCTCACAATCTAATGTGCTACCTACTCCACCCGACTGGGAGAAATACACACCTGAATTTTGTCCGTGTATGTTGCCCACCACTGCTGTGCCAGATGATGCTGTGTTTCTGATTTCTGTCAAGTGAGTGATCTGTGGTCCTGTGCCAGATGATGATGCGTTGGAATCATTGTCATAGCCGTTGAAATCTACAAATATTGAATCCGATATACGAGTTCTACCATTGGAATCGTTGGTCACATCTGCCGCATATCTGTAAGTGGATATCCTCTGGTTAGAATAACTTCTGTCTGAACCATCGAATGCTAGATCTTCATAGACCATTAATGGTCCATTGGGTCTCGACAAACCAAATTGTGATGTGTCAGTGTATGAACCAATCACAATGTTGCCTGTGCCGTTGGCCTCAATTAAAAGACTATCGTTGCTTCTTGTGGTTGTGATTTTGTTGTCTGCTATTGAAACTGCGTCGTTAGCAATGTCTCCAGTTATGGATATAGATCCGGTGCCTGTGATGTTGTTAGAATTTAAATCTAGATTGCCACCTAATTGTGGTGTGGTATCTGATAACACTCCACTATTTGTGATGGTTACGGTGTCCCCTGATACTGCTGTGGTTATTCCGGTTCCTCCCGCTATCTTAAAAGTTTCTCCGGTATTGACCGCTGTGCCCGTAGAGTCATCTCCCACGAATGTGATCGGACTCACGCTACTTGTGCCTAACTCAAATCTTGAATTGGATGTGTTGTAGATCAGTAATTGATTATTGGTTGGAGAATCAATGTTGAACATATCAATGATTGAATTGACATTATCCACATTCTGTTTAATATCTGCTCGTGCTAGTCTCGGTGAATCTGTTCCAGCGTCTAGATGAGTTGTTGATGCTTTTGTTCCTGAAGGCCAAGTTGCCATCTGTTTTCTCCTTAATTTATACTATTTAACCAATCTCACCGTTAGGCGAATGCTTGGCTGATGTTACCTAGGAAATTGGTTCCATCATTGAATATGGTTACGACATCTATCGATCCACCCGCCGTTGTAAGTGTGGGTGCCCCGCCTGGAAACTTGACCGCTGTGGAGGTGTCAGTGCCAAAAGTGGCTGTCCTTGAACCTGTTCCGTCCTGGGTTATGATTAAGGTCACAGATCCTCCGGTTGGAAGATTAGATATCACAAAGCCAGTGTTGGTGGCTAGTGTTACCTTATGGACTGATGCCAATGAACAATCTACCGTGATAGTTGAACTGGATGTTAATGTGTCGATGTCTTCTTTGTAATTTTTATTGAATCTTACTTCTCCATTTAGATCCACTGCCGCCGTGGCCGTGAATGTGGTGCCATTGTAGGTAAGATTGCTTTCTGCGTCTAATTCTGTTGTGGTTGATCCCACCGTTACTAATTCGTTCTCCGTGGCGTTGTTGAGTGCTGTTATGGCCCCGGCCGCTGTGGTTGGACCGTATGCTAAAGATGTCCAGGCCGTTGTGCCGTCGCCTATCTTTAATTTGTATGTGTCTGATTCGAATCCAATTTCTCCTGCGGCTAATGTGGGATTGTTAGAAGTCCAGTCCGCCGCGGTATCTCTTCTTATCTGTATTTTTGTAGGCATTATGTGGTTGCGTCTCCTCCGTCTATTGCTGTGATGGCTCCATATGTTGAATCAGCCGTTCCGCCGTCAATATTTATAGCACCCTCTACTGATTGGAAAGATAATGTGCCGGAACCGTCGGTTTGTATGACCTGACCGGCTGTGCCATCTGATGTGGGATATTTTAATCCTTGAATTTCTACCCATCGGCCAGTCTTGGGACTGATGACGATCTCTCCATCGTTGGCGTCAGTGAGTGTGATGTAGTTGTGTCCCACTGATACTGCTGTTTGTTGGCGTGTGCCTTGATCACCACCATTCTGTATCCTTAAATCACCATCGCCACCCGCCGCGATGATGTCAAAATTGGTATCCTGATTTAGGAGCAAAGATCTCGCTCGTATTTCTACTGCTGATTCGGCGGCATCCATATCCGGGCCTACCTGTAAAGTATAGGTCCATTGGGCACCTAGGCTGTTGGCTCCCATATAGGTTAAGCCACTGCGATTATGTGTGGTTCGAAGATAAGTGCCAATAGTTTGTCCGCTAAAGAATGCTAGATCATCTGGTGTCCCAATTATACCCGCGTTGTTGCCCGCTAGGATAAGGTTTGCGTCTGTGACCGAAGGATTAAGGAATGTGTCATCGGTATAATAACCATAGTTGCTGACCTGTAGGTCGCCGATGCTGGCTCCGCCTCCCGAAACCGCTGATCCATCGATGGTGACGGTATCATTGGCCACTGCCACGGTGATGCCTCCGGTGCCTGTGACCGTTAAGGTCTGCCCCGACTGGACATCTATGCCTGTGGAATCATCTCCAACCAATCCAAATGATTGATCTCGAAGATTTAGAAAGTTGCTGTCTAGTTCCGCGTTGGTTAGACCGGCATTTTTAGGAATGTTATCGGCTACAACTGAACTGGTGCTTTCTGATCGTGTGACTAATTTTGCTTTTGCGGGCATCCGTGATTCCTTTTTAATATTTACCGAAGGATGTGTATAACACCGTTTCGTTCGTCACAATCTAGATAGATGTTTCCCGTCTGATCGACCGCGGCTATCTGCCAACCTCTGATTGGATCGAAGTGTGCGGTATGATGATATGGTTGAATACCGATGGCTCGTAGTATGCGAGCAGGATCATCTGTGATGGCTGTGGGAAACTGCCAGATATCACGGTCTCGCCGTGGCCACGATCTGGTCATCTAGATCTTTCCAAATAATTCGTTGAATTGGTTGATCGGTTTAGATGGTTTAATCGTATTCTTCTTAAGGGGTTTAGGATATATGGCTCCTATACGGGGTCGTGAATCCGCATCCACTATCCGGTCCTTAAGATTCTTCATCTTACAATTGTCCAACTCCACTATCTGGCCGCGGTTCTCCGCT